TTTAATCTTAGGCATGTCTGCATGGTCTAAGACTGGCGCCCACTTTTGTTGTAGTCCTTCAGCTAGATACATTTTTTGTAATCTCCTAAAAATGTTATTTGTTTAAACGAGTTAATGCAGAAGCATACTTACTCATAATTGGATCAATAGCGGGTTCTGAACTTGTTTGTTCTTCTTCAGTATTTTCCAATTCTTCTGTAATTGTTTCCGACTGTTGTTTAGGGAAATAATTTTCCTTAATTACTTCAAGTTTCTCAGAATATTGAGACTTGTCTTCAAAATCTATACCTTCAGCCAATTTACCTAATTTTTCTTTTTCGGTATCGGCTAGGTCTTCAGAAACTTCTCTCAAAGTTTCGGCTCTTTTATACTCAGCAAGTTCTTTTTTGACATCTACACTTGTGTTAATAGATTCATCAAGTTTTTGCTCGAGCTCTTCAACTTTCTCAAATAGATCGTCAACAAGGTCAACTTTCTCTTCTGGAATGTCAATGTAATGCTCTGTAAAGAGGTTCTTGAGTCCTGTCATGAAATCTTCTACTAATTCAGATCTAATTCCTTTTTCGACAGCCAACTCATTCTCTTTCATCCACTCTTCAACAACGTAGTTGAGATATCCGTCAACCTTTTCGGTAACTGTGGACAAATGATCTTCTTTTGCTTCTGTAATTTCTTTTGTGTAGTTTGTTTCTAACTCATCAATTCTTTGATTGACTTCAGAAATCACTTTAGCTGAAACTGCAGCTTCAAATATTGTGGTGGCTTTGGTTTTAAACTCTTCAGAAAGATCTTCACCACTTACTAGTGCATCCATGTCATCTTTGACATTGATATCAAGATCTTCTTTCTTGAGTTTTTTGTTTTCCATCTTTTTATGGTATCCAGCCTTTAACTCTTCCTCATCTTCATCATCCTCATGTTCTCCCTCTTTAAGAGTTGAACCCATGATTTTTGAGAAGGAATCAGAAAGTTCTGACTTCTTCATACCATTTAACTGGTCATAAAGTGCCTTAATCATTCCGGCTTTAGTTTTAGGAACAGAAACAGATTCTTCCATTTCTTCCTCTTCCTCATCTTCATGAGCAGCTTCGTCCATTTCTTCCTCTTCCTCATCTTTGTGAGCAGAGGCCTTCATGTAACCTTCTTTCTTAGCTTTAGCTTCGTCTAAGATTTCTTCGCCCGAAGACTCCGCAACAGCTTGTTGCTCTTCTTCCAGTTCTTCAGCCGTTTGTTCCAAAATTTCTTCAGACATTGAAAATCTCCTGTAATGTTATCTGTGTGTGTGTTTACTAATATTATTTATAATAATTTATATTTACAACTTAACAATAAAATCTTTAAAAGCCTCAACAAGTGCGGCTTCTCGGCCTTTTCTTGAAGATTTTTCAATTTTATCTTTGTATTCTTGGATTTGTGTCTCTTTAAGAAGACCATTATCCCAAATCCACTCTTTACCTTCCATGATTCCTGCCACAAATGCGTCAGGAGCGGAAGGGTCAGCAACTATGTCAGCTGCTGTTGCAAGGTAAAAATCACCTTGTACTTCTGAAATACCATTTCTTCCAGCTTTTAAAGAACCCATACCTCTTGATGAAACACCTAACTGAGCTCCTTCATCAATAAGGTTCTTTACAATTTTTCCGTATGGTGTATCTAAAATTTTAGCTCTTCCCATGAAGTTTTGGTCTACTTCTTCTAACTCTTCAATCATGTGGGAAACTCTTTCCAAATTTACTGTTGGCCCGTCTGGATGTCCTAATTCACCAAAAGCTCTCTTCTTTGCAATAAACTCATTAGAGTATCTTTTTGCTTCTTTTTGAAGAACTTCTGTTGGATATATTCTACCATTACGATTCTTCTTATTTGCTTGCATGAAGATACCTTCAATGAAGTAGTTCTTACCACCACTTTTAGAAGTCTCTGTAAGAAACTCTACATTTGTTGCTTCTTCGCTAATTAGTTTCATAAGTCTTCTCCGTTATAACTCAGGGTTGTTTTTGCCCATACGACTTCTATAGGCATCTTTCATTGCTTTTTTAATTTCTGGTTTTAACCTTTTTTCCCACTTTGCACCAATCTTTTTAACTTTTAAATCTGCTTTCTTTTCTATACCCATCTTAACACCAACTGATGCAGTTTTATAAACTCCAGCTTTATCTACTATTCTAAGTGCCTTTTGTCTTACTGCTCTTTTTACTGCCTTCATCACCTTTTCATTTGAAGGTGGTTTTTTCATAGACCTTGCTCTTTTTATAGCAGCTTTTTTTGCAACCTTTCTTGAAGAGATAGACCTTTTAATTCTTTGTTGAGCAGTCAGTGCCTCTCTGAGTTCTTTAAAAGTTTTCATTCTTTTTCTTTAGCAGCCAATTTTCTTTGTTTATAAGCGACTTTCATTCTTTTCTTGATAATAGGCCTCAATCTTTTTTCCCATTTTGCACCAAACTTATCTTGTTTAATATTAGCCTTTTTTTCTATATTAGCCTTTTTATTACCAGCAGCGTCATTATATTCCCCTTTCTTATCCACCATATCAATTGCTTTTTTTCTTACTGCTTTGTCTATCGCAGCATCAATCTTGTCTGGTGTAGGCAGCCTCATCATAGATTTTTTTCTTTTTCTAGCAGTAATCTTTGCTTTTCTTTTTGCAATCCTTGACTTCAGTTTCCTTTGTTGAATAGTTAAAACTTCTCTTAATTCTTTAAAGGTTTTCATTAGTATGAGTCCGAAAATCCAGCTTGATTATGTTTGTATCCTAAATTACCATTACCTTGAAAGTTAGGTAAATCAAATCCCTCTAATTTTCCTACCTCTATTCCTATCAGATAAGTATCAGCTGATGCAACACCTACTGTTGTTGCACAAATATCTCCAAGTACGTTACTAGCATTTCCAGCAGCCGCACCCATATTTATTGCTCCACCCAATACTTCTGTATAATTTAATAAACCACTAGTACCACCTCTTAAAAAAGCGACAGTTTGTTCTGTATCACTTCCATCAAAGAAAATTCTAGTATGGTCAATACCAGATGCTAAATTCCACCAAAGTTTTCTGAGATTAATTTTTGGTGTGGAAATAGATAATCGTGTACTGCCATGAGTGGTTGCTGTACTAAGTCCAGTTACACCTCCTGTCAATGTTTTTCCAGTTCCAACATCCGTTGCAGTTTCTGCAGTAAAAGCTTTAGGGGTTATATCAGATGCACTCGTAACTTTATAAGCCTTAAGAGTTGTTGCGCCAGGACTATAATTTGAAACTCTTAAAAATATTGGTGTTGAATCATTCGTAGTTAATACTTCTCCGATACAAAAATTAGTAGTTGGTGCTTCATTTAATGTAACTGTAACTGTGGCAAAAGCCAATGCTGAGAGGTTAGCCAAAATACTTGAAGATAGTTGAGTAGCATCATCAGCAACACCTGTAAACTGTACAGAATATCTTGTATGAGTATTTTTTATCTCATTTTCTAATTTAGTTATAGCCATCTGTTATCCTTCGTGTGCTTTTCCTAGAACCTTCATAAACGCACGTTCAGTTCTTTGGATTTGTTGAATAGTTCTATTTTTCTCTGAAGAGCTTAGCCCTTCTATATATTTAACCAAAATTTGCGATGTAAGCGGGTCTATCGGTATATCTGCTCCATCATCTAAAGTAATTTCACTATCTTTTCTTGACTTAGATGCTTTCTTCAAGTCATTCATTACACCTTCTGAGATAAACTCACCAAATTTTAATATTCTTTGAGATTTAACTTGTACGGCCTTTCCTTCTTTATCTCTTTTAATTTTTATTTTTGGTTTTTTACCTAAAGCCGCCAAACCTCCACTTGGTTTTTTTCTTGTTGTTGTACCTACTGTTGATGATGTATTATCTTTCTTTTGATCTGTTGATTTTATATAACCTACAAGTTTACCATCTGCATCTGTTTCTTTATCAAAACCTTGAACTGATTTAAGACCCCACCTTTTCATATAAGTTACAACAGCCTTAGTTGGATTATCACCTTTAATTTCTCCTCTTTCAATTTCTTTTACATCAGAATGTTTACTTTTAGGTATCGTCTTTACTGGTTCACCCACATATTGACTTGCAGGTATATTTTCACCCTCATCTTCTAATTCTTGATCTGCTTTATCTTGATCTTCTTTATCTTGAGCCGCCTTCTCTATTTCTTTTTCTTTTTTCTTCTCAGCTTGTTTTTGTTTTTCTGCTTCTTTTTCTAGTTTTTCAGCTTTGCCTGGATTTTTTATATCCCATGCTTCTTTATCAGCTTCAGCTTTATCTTTAAATTTTTGTTTAAAAGCTTTTAATTCTTTATTTGTTAAACCACCACCAGATACGGAAGGCCAATTTGATGGAGTTTTAACTTCTTTTGTATTTTCAACTTTTCCAGTTTGGGGATTAAACTCAGGAACAAGTATTTTTTCACCAGCTGGATTTTGTTTCTTTTCTGCTTTTGTTTCTCTATACCCTTTAATTTTTTCTTTTGTTGATTTAAAGAGTTTAAATCCAGCTACACCTAAACCTACAAGTCCTGCTGCTGCCATAAATGCACTAGCGTATGGGCCAACCTCCGTTATATGTTGTTGTTCAGATTTAAACTGTTTAAATTTTTTCATATAACGGCGTACATCTATTGAGGTGTTTCTTCTTTTTCAGCCGAAGCTACGAAAGTATCTGCAACTTCCTGTTTTGGATGAGAAACAGTATTAAACATTGCTTGAGCAACTTCTGCCTTTTTTGTTTCCATACCTGCCATAATTTTATTAGCTAATGCACCTTGAATAGCTTCCTTAACTCTTGCTCCATCACCTGAGATGGAATATTTCACAATATCTTCGGTTGAATAGTCACTCATCTTTTTAATCCTTTTTTTAATGGTTAATTGTATTTATATCAAGTAAGTTCTATGATTCAGAAAGAACATTTTTCATTATATCATTCATCTCTTTTTTTAATATTATATCTTCTTTCATGAAACTACCTTTTTTTGGAACAAATGATTCCTCTTCTTCTTCTGGAGGCGATGCAGCAGCTTCAGCTTCAATCTGTTTGTCTATCTGTTGAACTTCTTCATCAGTTTGTTTTAAAATTCTCTTTCTAATGTATTCTTTAGAGTAAAAAGTTCCAACAACTTCTTCAGCAAAGTTCATAGCTTGTAGTGTATTCAATCTTTCATTCAACATTTCAGCTTCTTTAAGTTCTGCAAAGTGTGAATCTGACTGCCATTCGTAAAAAAGATTTGGTTCAATCATTCTCCAATCATTTAACGTAAGAACACCTTTTAGTATTAGTTGTTTTTCAAGACAAGCGTTAAACAAATGATTAAATCTATTTCTAAGTCTTTCAATGAATCTTGTAAACTTTACCTCATCTCTAGATATTTCTTGAGCTCTACCAAGAACAAATCCAGATTCAGATTCTAATCTTGATACAGGAACATTAAGAGATTTGTAAAGTTTTTTCTGAAAGTATTCAACATCGGCCAATTCACCAAGATTTTCTCCGCCTGGAAGTGTGGTAATCTCTGTTCCTCTACCTCCTTCTCTTCGTGGCAACCAGTAGTCTTCCAACATTGATTGATGTTTTCGGTCATCTCTAACTTCACCAGTTTGTGCATCATAGACTAGTTTATTTTTGTAACGAGTCATAATGTCTTTGAGATATTGTTCTGCTTTTTGTTTTGGAAGGTTACCAACATCAATATAAAAGATTCTTCGTTCTGGTGCTCTTGATATACGATATATGACTACTGAATCTTCAATCATTCGTAATTGATTGAGAGGTTTAATTGCTTTATGAAGATATGAGAGTACCATTTTCTTATCTTCATTTAATAGTCCTGAGTGACAGTATGCAATGGAATCTGATGCGATTCTCATTACTTGACCACCCTGTTTACCATCCATACCACCTTCATTAAATGCAAAATATTCTTCAACTCTGGGCATTAAACTAGATTGATTTGGATCTTTTGGGGGAAGAATTTGACGAACTTTTCTAATTTTGAGTGAGTCAATGGGTCTAAGTTCTAAAATACCTTTTTTTGGATTTTCAGAATCTATTATAATGTGATAATAAAGTCTTCCATCAACGTACCATTTTCGGAAAATATCAAATGCAGTATCGTTAAATTTTAACAATCCTAATATTTCTTGAAAATTTTCAGATATTTTTGTTTTAATGTCTGGTGAAATATTAACATTGGTAAGATTAAGAGAAACAGGTGATTGTTCTCTGTCTGCAACAACAGCATCATTTACTATGTCATCTATTGCAATTTCAGCTTCTGGATGGAGTGCCATAGATCTATATCGTATGATTAAGTCTGCTTCATTCTTTGCAGAACCTTCCATATCCAGATAGGTAGCATAAGCCCCGCCGGGAGTTCCTGCTACATCTATTGCACCATCTTCTGATTGAGGGAGTGTAAAGGAAACGCGTTCTTTTTGTTCCTTTTCTTTTTGTGTTCTTCCTATTGTAAAACCAAATAATTCAACGGCCATATACTACTCCAAGAGGTAGGGAGCGAGCGCCCCCTCGGCCCCTAGTTAGTTTAAGTTATAATATAAAATAATAAAAGTTTATGTAACTATTGTTCCATGTGTCCAATAGTCATACGCAAATTCAACAGTAAATTCTTCAATAGCATCGTTTGTATCCCATCCAAGATCAATCGCAGCTACATTAATTGGAAAAATATTTACAAAGTTATATGTTTCTAATGCTGAACCACCAGTTTTTCCAAACTGACTCACCACTGCCTGTCCATATAAAGTACCATCTCCTGCACTTATAGTTGATAAGTTACCTTCATGAGTACCCATTCCAGTTATCCACTTTTCCATTGCATTTCTAATTAAAAAATCCTCATCATTTATTATGGTAACTGTCCAGTTTTCAAATGTTTTATTACCCGGCACTTTAACCACTCTACCAAAGTAAGGAACTTCAACTACTGCAACTGAACTAGCTGGAATTTGAGCAGCTTTACAAGAAAAAGTAAATTCAGAAGCATTAAGTCCTGCAATAGGTGCACCTGTCATTTGAACTTCAAATAAATTAGCTCTTGCACCTGCATTATTCAATGCAGTACTTCTAAATTTAGATATTGAAAATGCCATTATTTTTCTCCCCGATGACAAAAATTGAAGATGTGATGGGGAAGTTTATTTTACAAGTGCTGCCTTCGCATGCCATCGTCTTCCCCCATCCTTTAGGTTATATATTATTTATACTACTTTTTATCCACCAACTACTTCTGCAAATTCAACTCCACTACGAACCGCAACAAAGTTTAATTGAATAAAGTTAATTGAACGATTTGGTTTAACAAAAATGTCACCCACAAATTCGTTACGATCAATTACATCACCAGTATTGTTTGAACCATCACAGACAACTTTAAAGTCTGTAATACCATCTCGTCCTTGAACAGTTCTTAAAAATGGTTCTACTGCTCCAACAAACTGAGCTCTTGTAAAGGCATCGTTGAATTCAAATAGTTGTGATCTTGCAAAACGTGAAATAGCTTTTTCAAGAATAATAAAAAGTCTTCGTACATTAATTCTGTCAAAAGCAGAAGGTTTTGAAAGAAGAGTCTTATCACCAAATAGAACAGTTCCATCACCCATAAATGTTACTACAGGATTGATACTGTTTTTATAAAGTGTATCTCTTTCAGATTTTCGCGGATTGAAAGGAAGTTTTACAACATTTCTAAAGTTTCCTCTGTTAAAACCCGCTGGAGAGAACCAAGCGTCTCTACTTGCTTCTGTAGCAGCAGTAACACCAGCAGTATCTCCATTGAGAGGAACATAACGATAAACATCGTTGTACTTATCGTATTGATATTTGTATCCAGAGTCAAGAACTGCGTAAGAAGAAGATCCTAAAGTATTTCTAAAATCAACAATTGCATCAACTTCACTACCTTCGTTATTTACCACATCTGCCAGTTCTGGTGAAAGGAAAGCTACACAATCTTTTCTATTTTCAGCTATTGTGATAAGTTGAATTGCAACTGTTGCAGAAGCTTCTCCACCGACTAGCAATCCGATATCCACTTCTTCTGCGTCTCTGAACTTATTAAATGAATTAATCTTATCTGCATCAGAAGGAGCTGAACCATCAACTCCACCAGATAAACTTGAAGTCTCTACCATTGAACCATCACCAGCACTTGATGCATATTCAGTAGTTGAATTTGCGACAGTTCCCCAAGCAACCACCGAAGCTCCAGCTGTCGTATAAGCATCACCTACTGCATTGTGATCCATCCACCAAACATATTCTGATTTACGATTGATAGAATCAACATAGTAAGCTGAAGTTCCATCTTCATTTTTTGCACCTTTTGCAACTGAAAGACCAGTAAAGGTTTCTAATGCCTCGTTACGATTTCCTGTCCATTCTCCATCTTCATCAACAACTACAACGTGAACTTCATCATAAAGTGCACCACCTTTTTTGGCAGTATGTTCTGTAGTTACTGGCTCTTTATCAAAAATACCAGAGTATTCCCATGATCTGGAATATGTTTGAGCAGAGGCAGTATTAGTGAATGGTGTAGATACAATTATCGTAGAGGAATTTGTTATTGAATTAACTCTTCTATCTTCTCCATTAATCGTAATAGTATCACCTACTGTAAATTGATGATCAAAAGATGTTGCAAGAACATCAGTTGTTCCAGATTGTGATACAGTTGTGCTGTTTGCTGTAACTCCAACAGTTCCAATCATATTTCTTGAAGGTTCTTCAAATGCTGATCTTTTGAGTCTAATAACTGTGTTACCCGCATCAATGGTTGATGTAGGTGCAATCGTTACTGTGGCAGCTGTGTTTGATGTGATAGCATCAATGACTGCACTATATGTGTTTGTTCCAGAAACTGCGATGTTGATGCTATCACCAACTCTAAGTTCTGTTCCAAAAAGTGTACTTGATCCTGTTATTGCTTTACTTGTTGCAATTGTAACTGTTCCTGTAAGTGTTACATCAGAGTTAGATGCAACAGTAGTGTTTCCAGTTGCAAGGTTGGCTCTTGTTGGGCCACAAAGAGAAACTTTAAGACTGTTTCCTAGTTCTCCTGCCCATTTAGCAGACCAATCACCTTGAGCTGTTACTGGTGTTCCTTCTTGTTCTGAATACGTTGCTTGATAAAATGATGTGTTTGAAATTAAAACAACAGTTCCACTTGCAGATGCATTTTTCATTGCTGTGTTAGAAGTCCTTACAACATGAAGTGCACTTGAATACTGTAAAAAGTTTGCGGCTGTTAAAAATGAACCGAATGTGTTTGCGTCAGGAGATTGAAATGTTTCCACCAATAAATCTTCTGAATCAATCAAGGTTACATCATTGACTGGCCCCCATCTAAATGCTCCAGCAAATCCAGCATCAATTGAAGAAATGCCGGGCACGATAGTTGTTAAATCAATCTCAGATGTATTTACGCCGGGCGATACTTGAAAAGGCATGTCATCTCTCCTAATTTAGTTAATTAATACAATGTTTCTTACTATAGATTATTTATAAAAACCTCAAACTCTGTATTTTAAGTATTTACTGAGATATAAATACTTATATGAACACGCGGAGGTGACATGAAAGAAATTGAACGCTTTTTAACAAAAATAGATAAAAACACAGGGAGTGGATGTTGGACATGGAAGGCTTCAAAAACACAACAAGGATATGGAATGTTTTCATATCAAGGAAAATCTATACCTGCACATAGGTTTTCTTATCTACATCATAAAGGAGAAATACCTTTAGGAAATATTGTGCATCAAACTTGTGGACAAAATTCTTGTGTAAATCCAGAACATCTAATAGTGTGTACAAAATCTGAATCCAGATTAGATTATAATTCTACAAGAGTTCATCCAGATACTAAAAAATTACTTCAAGATATAAGACACGACAAAGAAGAGCCGGATGCAGATTTTGGATTTGGAACAGATGTTTAAAGATAATTTCTTACTGCAGGTGATACTTCCCAAACTTGACCAGTATTGTCTGTATAGGTTTCTTCCTCTCGGCCATCATCAATAATACCAAAAGGAATCATATCTTGTTCAAATTGTTCTTCAAAGTCTTCATACATTTTTTGTCTGAGGTCAAGGTCTGTTATATCTTTAAAATATCGTTGTTGAACCAACCAAGCAAAGATTACTAGAGTCATTGCAAGGTCATCATGTGTTCCTTCTTCTGCTTCATAAGAATTATGTTTAGATGCAAAAGTAGTTAGTTCTGCAATAGTCTCAAAATCTGGAACGATTAACTTATCTGTCTCAATCATTTCCTTCAAGGTGGCACACCCTATTCTCTTGAGTTGTTTACTAGTTCGTATTCCAAGTTGAATATTCTTTGAAAAACCACCTCCAATTTGTTGACCTGCTCTACCCTTCATAGAAGTTATCATGACATTCTCGTATTCAAGGTCATAGTGTAAAGTCTCTGCCACTTGTGAACCCATATCATTAATTTCTAGTAGTATGAAGGCTGTATTATATCTCATTCCTACTTGGTATATAATATTTGGATATAACATAGGTGAAATTTTATTATCTCTATATTTTGCAACTTGACGATATGGTATTTGTGAAACATCAAAAACAGAGAATGCTGAAAAATCTTGACCTTTTCCTTGAGCGGTATCCACAATCATACAGTATGTAGCTTTTTTGATTGGGTCTTCGTAAACATCAATACCATTGGTTGATAGTATAGGTTTTTTAAATACCATTGATCTTAATTTTGATGCGTCTATAAGAGTACGAGTAGAACCTAAAAATTCACAAAGAAACTCTTGATTAAACTGTATCTCTGAAGTATTTTTGATTGTTTCTTGTCTCCACTTTTCATCTCTGCCGGGAACTTGAGTATAATGAACTTCTATTGGAATATAACTATTACGTTTCTCTTCTGCATCTATCCACATTTTATAGAAAAGATTCATACCTAATGGAGTAGAAACAATAAACACTTTGGTAGTTTCACCAGAAGATATAGTAGGATATACAGAAGTAAAAAATGATTCGGCAATGGTATTTGGAACGTGAGCAAACTCATCAAGAAAAATAATGTTGAAAGAAGAACCACGAACAGCTGAACCAGAAGTTGCAGAGGCCAAAATCTTTGAACCATTTTCTAGTTCTATGTTTCCTTTATTCCAAACTGTCACACCTTGCTGAAGAAATTTTGGCAGATGTTCGTACGCTAATTGTAATCGTGACAGTAGTTCTCTAGCAACAGCTCCCTTGTTTGCAAGTATTGCGACATTAACTTCTGAATTAAATAAGACGTAGTGTAGTAGGTAAGATATAATTGTAGTGGATTTGCCTGTCTGTCTAGGCATTTTACAGATTACAAATCTTTCATCATGAAAGTTGTTTATCATGTCTTCTTGAAAATCCCACATATCAAATGGAACTAAACCACGATCAACATTTACAATTTGAACATATTTTTTAATGAAGTATAGTGGAGACTCCATACACTTCTTATAATCTTCAACTGCTTCTGGTGTCCAATCTACGCTGACACCTACGCCTTTTAGATTGGGGTTTCCAAGATAAGATTTGGACATTATTCAGTTTCTTTAATTGATTTTCCTGTTTTAAGAAATTTTTGTAATTCTGCTGTTGAACCTACGAAAAGATTATTAGAAACATTTTTGGGCCCAGAGGTTTCTTGTAAAATATCTTTTTTTGTTTTATGTAAATTCAATAGTTCTCTATTCGTATCAGTAAGTTTTCCTATCAACTGTCCAAAGACTTCCATTGCACGAGGATGCTCTGAACTTTTAGCTATTTCCAATATTTCCTCTAAACCATCCTGTCCTCGTTCTATGAGGTTGTAAAGGTTTTCTCTCACATATTGAAAATCCGTTTCACTATCGCCACTATCATCATTTGTAATAACAGGAACTATACGTTCTGCTTTAACAATTTCTTTTTTAGGTTTTTCTACTATACCTAATACTTCATCCAAATGGTCATCTATGTTCATGGCTTCTCTCATGTTGATATATCCGTACCAGTTGTTGGATCATTATATTTACCTTCATCAAAAAATTCAAAAGTTTCTGAAAACCCATAGTCAGAATCCGCTGTTGTTGAAAGTGGTGCAGGTACGACTGTGTAACGAGATTTAATTGTAGCATCTTGTACTCCATCAGAAGTACTTTCATTTACAATTCTTGCCCTATTAAATGTTGTGTAAGCAGTACCTTCATCAAATCCATCTAATAATATATAGTTTGTTGTATCTGGTGTACTATCTTCAAATATAATAAATTCTGCAGTTTCAATTTCTTTATCACTGCCAGGAATTCTAAAATTAACTTCAATTGTTTTAATAATTTCACCAGATGTAACATTTGGATAGATAAACCCTTTAAGTGTAAATGAAAGAGTCCAAGTAATAGTTCTTCTTGCTGACAAATCACCTTCATATTCATCAGCCACACTAGATGAGTTTAATGTGATAGGAACATCCGCTTTAATGTTCATATCGGGAATTGTATTAACAGTAACAGTAAACTCTGGTGTAAAAAAGGGAAGTATTTGTTCTAAAATTTGTGTTCCATCTTCAGCATTTTTGACTAGTATGAATAAATCAAAATCAAAATTGTAAGGCACAGGATTATACATTGTGATCATATTGGTAGTAGTAGAGGAAGTATTGGCTGCTACATTTCTACCAATCGTATTTAATTTTCTTGCTGAATCGTAAGTAACTCCTGTCATTGCAAACCCCATTCTTGGAGTTCTAGTTGCAGTAACTCTCCTGTCTACGGAAGTTTCTTGTGTGGCAAGTAACCATTTTTGTTTAGGCCCATAAGCAAGAGGAACTTTTAATCTCTCAACAATAATGCCTTCTGAATTTTTCCTCTCAACATTAATATCGTTAAAGAGAGTTCCAAATACTGCCACATATTTTCTTATAGTTTGATGATAAAAGGTAGATCCTAACATTAGAAGCCTGTTCCTTCACTAAATGGATTTCCTTCTGAAAAATCTAAAATACCATCTGCAACAGTTTCAATCCCCACATTGTTGGCATATAAATCAGTTGCTATTTCCTTATCATCAAAAGATGATGTAGCATAAGATGCACCAGACTCAAAAAATGGTTTACCTTCAGTTGAAGAGTTTGGAGTATTTGTCGTGCCATCTTCTAAAAGAAGCGTGGTATCATCTTCTAATGCTATAGAGAACGGAAATTCAAACATTTGATTATCTGCGTCAAAGGCTCCAATAACATTTCCTATAGTAAGAAGACTTGTAGCAGGATTCCAATCAAAAACTTCTCCCCTAATTGAAGAATTTGCATATCCAGAAGAACCTTGATACACTTGTTCACCAACTGTAAATGTACCAGCTCCAGTGCCAAGTGTAAATTTTATTGAATAAGATTCTTCTCTTTCTATCTTATCTAACTCTTCAATACCAGTATCAATCGCTTCATCTGCATACTCAAAGAGTTCACAAACCAAATCAAAAGTTTGTAGTCCACCCGCTTGATAAAAAATATTCGTATCTTGCACGTGTTTAATCTCAAATAAAGACTCAGACAAAGGAAAGAAAATAAGGTCACCTTCTAGTGGTTCTTTATCTCTATTACCAGTTTCAAAATTTAATTCTGTAAATCTTCTACGAGAAATTGTAAAAGTAATTTGATCTCTTACTTCCAATCCAAAGTTACTAACAAAAGTTCCATCCCCTTCAAATCCATCTATACTTTTAATGTACACTTCTACAACACGAGCATCTTCAAACTTAGAAATACGATCCTCTCCATAAATAGAATCTGTATTAACTTCAGTTCTAGGCATATAGTGAACATCAATACCAAAAGATTTGATAGACTCAATTACCAGATTTTCAACAAGTTTTTGTTCTGGTGTATTAGTTCCAAAATGATTAAAGTAATGATTAGTAGCCATTTATATCCTCTAACCCATGTAAAAGTCATCAGGCAGCTGATATTCTAGCCTTCCCTCAACCTCTAATTTTTCAATTTCTGTAACTGCGTCATCATATAGTTGTCTTCCATTTAAAGTGACACCACCAGGCAATTGAACCCCTTCAAATTTTATGAGATTCATACCCCATTGTTTTTTCATCAATGCTGTACAATATTTTTTAAGAAAAATATCATTATAAGCATCTGTGTAGGTTTCTGGATTCATGGATGCGTAAGCCTCAACTATAACAAAATCATCTATTTTAAGATCTGCACTCCAATCTATGTCAAGATAAATTCTATCTCTGTGACGATTAAATCTAAATCTAGGTAATCCAGAAAAAAGATTTTGAATAGTAGCAAGGTATTGTTGAGTAAAAACATAATTTTTCATGTCACCAGCTGAACCCATAGTATAAAGATCATTTAATGCGTACTGATAGTTGACTGAAAACATATTTGTACTACCATTTAAATTTTCAGTAAGTGGTATAATTCCTGTAATACCAATATAACTTTCATCTAAAGAAAGATAATGATTATCTATGTCACCAATAGTTTGAGTTGTACTAGAATGTACTGTTGCTGTTGCTCCACTAGATAGTCCTGTAATAGTTTCACCTGCAGTCCAAGTAGTTGTAATATCAGTATAGTATGTATTACCATCACCAACAGCTTCTGCATTGGCATTATTTTTTGTAGTTGGTCTTGAATATCTTATCGTAGTGTTTGCACTTATATAATCATTAATCGTGGCTCTTATTCCACTAGTTCCACCTTCAATAGTTTCATTTGCTGAAAAAGTTCCAGACTGTGAAGAAACAAGTTGAGTGGAGGCAGAAACTTGTTTTTTTACAAACTCTGGATGAGTACCATCAAAATGATACTCTTGCCAGTAAGTTACTGCGTCATCAATCGTATCTTCAATTTGGTCATCATCAAGATTTATTTCAATAACTGGATGGCCCAATTTTCTTTTACAATAATCTTTAAATGTAGTTCTAGATGTAGGTGCTGTCATTTTTTTAAATCCTTATTTTGTAGACTCTGGTGATACAGTTACAATACCTTCTGCTAGTCTTTCTACAGTGGTTGCATCAGATTGAGTATACTCTATGTCATACACATATTGTCCTGCGGAAACATTTGCAGTATTTGTTGCTGTCATTGAAATAGTAACATTAGATCCAGAAACGGATGTAGAAAACGTGTGGATGTTGTTACCAGAATATGTGGATTGTCTTAGTTTGGCTGCAGTAGTGCCAGAAGATATTGTAACATTACCACCTGCTGTATTTTTGGCAGTAATGGTTTTTTCAAAGGTGGCCCCTTGATCCAGTACAAAATTTACTGTTTGTTTATTTAAAGTCAATGCCATCAAAAATCTCCCTTTAGTTAAAACCTTTTCTTCTATTATTTAGTAAAGGAGGGATTGTAAATGTAGACATTTAATATCTAATTTTATCAGCCTTGGAGCATATCTTCATCTGGTGGAGTTGGCCATGTTATGTCTGCAGATTGTGTTTTTGAAGATTGGTCTGCTGGTAAATCCCTTAAGGCTTTACGATAAGCTTTCCATTCATTAGACAAGGTTAAATCTGATGCTGCCATCCAATCTGTTTGTCTTAAAAGTGTATTTCTTTTTGATCTAATAACGTACCATTCAGCCGAAGACATTGTTTTTCCTTATTAATATGTTTGTATTTCTTGTATGAAAAAAGATGTTGTTGCTGTAAATCCCCAGGCAGCATTATCAGAGTTTGAAAAATTAAAATTTCTGTCTGCAGATGCATCAGCAGCTTTACGATTAATTGTATATACTGATTCTGTTGTTCTAGCAACATCAGCATATAAATAGAAACAAATTTCACTACAATCATTGTCATTAGCATGTGATCCACGATGCCCCCAATGAGCTCTATTTCTATTTCCTTCATCATTTCCGCGGGGTGTTACAGTGGCACTTCCTGTCACATCATAAAACTCATAAACTTCTATTCCACTTGTTCCACCATTATTAGTACTAGTAGCAAAAGACATGAATAATTTATTTCTGGTTGACGTTGGAGTTATTGTTACACGAAAACCAGTTTTAATCTCTGTCATAGTATTAGGTGAACCATCATTCAAACTAGCATTATCAACAATTCCTTGTGTTTGAACAACATGCCCAACAGGCACTTTTCCTATTACATGAGATTTTTGAAACGGAGATGGATTTCTTGTTCCTGTTATAATTCCACTCATATTTTTTACTTTCTTAATTAATAAGTTTGTATTTCCTGTACGAGAAAAGTAGTTGTTCCAGAAAATCCCCAGGCAGCATTATCAGAGAAGGTATAGTTAAAAGCTCTGCTGCCTGTACCATCTGCAGCTATACGGCGTACTGTATATACTGTTTCTGTTGTTCTAGCAATGGTAGCATATAAGGAAAAATTTATTTCATTACAATCATTTGAATCATGGTGAGAACCACGAAACCCCCAATGAACTTCATTTCTATTTCCACCAGATTCACCATGAGGCTCTACAGTATCACTTCCTGTCACATCATAAAACTCAAAATTTTCTATTGCAGACGTGCCACCACCAGAAGTAGAAGTAGACCAAAGCATCCATAATTTATTTCTAGTTGATGTTGGAGTTATTGTTACACGCATGCCAGTATTTATTTCATCCAAACTATTTGGTGAACCATCATCAATGACTGTTGTTAACACAGTAACTTGTGTTTGCACAATACTCCCACAAGGCACTTTTCCTATTACATGAGATTTTTGCCCTGGCGTAATATGTCTTGTTCCTGTTATTATTCCGCTCATAATTAGTATGTTTGTATTTCTTGTATGTAAAGAGTACTTGTTCCTGTAAATCCCCAACTAGGATTATCAGAGCTGGTAAAGTTAAAAAGTCTGGCAGCTGTACCATCTGCAGCTTTACGGCGTACTGTATATACTGTTTCTGTTGTTCTAGGAACATTAGCATATAAAGAAAAATTAAGAATATCATTATCATTTGAATCATGGTGAGAACCACGATGCCCCCAATGAACTTCATTTCTATTTCCGCCAGATTCACCATGAGGTTCTACAGTATCGCTCCCTGTAACATCAAAAAACTCATAAACTTCTATTGCAGATGTACCACCACCAGAACTAGAAGCACTATAATGCATATATAATTTATTTCTAGTTGATGTTGGAGTTATCGTCACGCGTATAAGAGTGTTAATCTCTGTTAAAGTATTGGGTGAACCATCATTATCAGAGTTAAAATGGACAGTTGATTGAGTTTGAACAATATGCCCACAGGGTACTTTTCCTATTACATGAGATCTTTGACCTTGAGATGGATTTCTTGTTCCTGTTATAATTCCACTCATGTTTTTCCTATGAAAAGTCTTGGTCTATAAAACTAACGTGTACATCAAAATGAGCATCTGCATCAGTAACATCAAATTGATATTTTTGTGGTTCACTACTACCCTGTGCTGCAATTTTTGCTTGATTAGCTTCAGTTAGTGTAGCTGCTTCAGTATAAGCAACTGCCTCAAATCCAAAGAAAGAAAATTTATCATTGAAGACAAAAGTTTGATTAGCTTCTATATTAAATTGAGCAATTCTCATTTCAGTACCAGAGGTGCCAGTATGATTACCATTTCCTAAAATTTGAAGTATTCCTACATCATTCGCCTCTCCTACCGATACACAATAACAAATAGTACTTAATACAGTATAGATGTGGTGTTGAACTCCAAGAATCAAATCCTGCTCTAAATCTACATCATCAAAACTATGGGCTTTAAGAACTTCTGTTCCTGAGCCAGTTGGTACTGCCATTTTATCTTCTCCTTAAAATTCTTTATTTATATTCATTGTTGCTTTTATATACTTTAAATATTAATCACCCAGCAACAAACCAGCATGTGTACTGGTTTGAAGTGCACTACCTTGTTTAACCTTAATCTTACCAGTTACAATAAGTTCATCTGCTGATTGATCATATAAAAATGATTTACCAGTTGTATCTCCAAAAAATTGAACATCGTGGCCAGTTGCATCTACTCCAACAGTAACATTTCCTTTAAATGTTGTTGCTGAAACCTTACGAAAAGTAGGTGCAATTAATGCGACTTGTCTTTTAAGATATGCCATTTATATACTCCTTCTATTATGCATCATCTATAACTTCATATGAAATAAAAATGTCTGCGGTAGCTCCATCACTTCCACCTTCTAAAACATCACCTTCCATAAGATAGATTGGTTTATCAATTACAACTAAAACATCTAGTGCAGGCAAAACAATTGCATTTGCAAGAAATATGGTAGCAGCATTATCTTCTCCCGAACCTATACCATCAGAAGTAAAATTAGCTTTAACAATGGCAACTGTTACTGCGACATCATTTGAAGCATGATCATTTGCTACTTGAATATAATTTATTTTTACCAGTTTGTCAGCCGCAACAGTCATTATATCGGTAGTAAGAGTTGTAGTTAAAGCTTCACCTATACTCTCTCCTTTAATGCTTGTAACTGATACTATATTTGGGTTTGCCATTGGTTTTTTTCCTTAAAATTTTCTATTCTAGTATATATTTATAACATTAACATTATCCGCCAAAAACAATAGTCATGGCGATTGATTTGCCTGTAGTACCATTTATATGACTTGCATCTACTGAAACAAGTGTTCCACCTAATTTTAATCCATTAGATCCATCATGACTTGCAATATTAAAATCATTAGTACCATCTGCAATAGTTGTAGTTGGAGTGTCAATAGTTAATGATGTTCCCGAATTAAGTGCTAAAACTCCATCACTAGTTGCAGAAATATTTTCTCCACCTCCAACATCATGAAATGAAAGTTTGGTTGTTGTTAGTAAAGCTACTTCACCACCAGTAAATCTTGCTGCAATATTAGTATCTGCTGAACCTACAGTAACATCAAGTCCTATTGCGGTATGTGTTCCAGAGGTAGCACCGACTACATCAATATCTAATCCAGTTGTAGTAGTTACTCCAAGACCCGCAGCGGTTACGTCTAAATCAATTCCAATATCTGTGAAAGCTGCTGTTCCAGAGCCTGGAACTGTTCTATCAAAATCAACGTGTAATCCAGTAACAGTAGCAGCAGAGACATCAGTATAGTTCTTATCTATTTGCATACCAGTAATACCACCATCTGATTGAATTTTCAATGCGGTGGCAGCAAGAGCAGCTGCATTATCTTGTACAATTTGTACTGAAGCTCTTGCACTTGTGTCTGCTGAATTATCATCAAAAACCGCAGCTGAGTTAGTTGTCAATGCATCTGCATCAATCCTCATTACAGCTGTTGTAGTTTGTTCTCCATCAATAGTGAGTGCTGCTTGATCCGCATCATCTGAATCTATTGCCAGAGCAGTCATTCCGAGATCTGATTTTGCGTGTAACTTTACAGACTCAAAAAATCCATTAGACCAATATTGTCCAGTATTACCAATATCAAAAGAACCATTAGTGTTTGGTATTAAACTTGAATTTATATCTGCATTAAGAACTATATTATCTGTGGCTGCATCACCAAGAGTTATACTTCCATCTGCAGAGATAGTTCCATTTGCGTGAATGTTACCATGTACATTAAGGTTTTCACCAACTACTACACTTTTAGAAATTCCAACTCCACCAGTTGTTATTATTGAACCTGTAGTATTACTGGTAGAATTAGTTGTATTTGTTAATTTAATGAAGTTAGAAGAACCATCAGTCTGTGTCATGACCAAAAGTTCATTATTTTTTACTCGCCATTGATCAAAGGTATCTGATAATGCTACGTTGGCTGACATTTGTTATGTTCCCTTATTGTTAAATAACTTTTGAAGAAAAATCCTCTTACAATATTTAGTTCTTCTACTTTATTTATGATTTACCTTATTAAGCAAAAACAATAGCCATAGCGATTGCTTTTCCTGTAGTTGCTGCACCACTTGCAGTATTTATTTGTGATGCACTAACAGTAACGAGTGTTCCACCTAACTTTAATCCGTTTGTTCCATCATGACTTGCAATATTTACATCAATCGCACCATCTGCAAAAGTAACTTGACCTGTACTGTCAATTCGTAATTTTTCTGTTGCAGCTCCAGAATCACCAGTTAAAAAAACTAAATCAGTTGAATTGACTGTTCCAGAAAATGTTGCATCAGCTTCAGCTAGTATTGTAGCACCAACCACTATGGCATCTCCCGAACCTGCTTCTAGTGGTGCTTGAAAGTCAATCCGACCTATTACATCACCATCATTTATATCTGTAAGTGCAGTTGTTAACAGTAATTTACCAGTACTTGTGGTTGCGTCTGCCGCAGCTCCGCGTATTTCAAGAGTATCTTCTGATTGGTCATACAACATAAATGCACCAGATGAAGCACCAAAAAACTTAACATCGTGACCAGTATCATCTACACCTACTGTTACATCACCAGTAAGTTGAGTAGAACCGACTTGAACAACTCCATCTGCATCTTCATCCCATAACCAAAATGATCCAGAGGTGGCACCAAAAAACTTAACATCATGACCAGTATCGTCTACACCAACTGTTACAGTACTATCAATTTGTACTGCTCCATCAATATCTACCGCATCTAAGTTGGTTGTACCATCTACATCTAAATCAGTTCCAACAAAAAGTTTTTTCGCTATACCAACTCCGCCGTCTGTGTGAAATGAGCCTGAGGTAGTATTTGTGGCATCTGTTGTATTATCTATACTTAAACCTGCAACACCAGATAGTATTAAATCATCTTCTGATGCATCCCATAGTAGAAAAGCAGAAGCTGTATCACCAAAAAATTTGACATCATATCCAGTATCGTCTA